AAAAGAAACAACAAGATATCAAATTTAAATTTATCGAAAAGATGGGTATAGAAGATTTTGTTGAAATGGGTATGGATGGAAATATAGCTCAAGAAACAATGAACTATGTAGATACATTAAAGCAAAGAATGGGCGTAGTCCGTAAGAAAGACGAAGCTATAAAAGAATTTGCTGCAAAAGAAAAGAAAGAAAAGAAGCTAGAGCTTTTTATGGGATAATTATGAAGAAGATGTCAACTAAACAAAAGATCAGGCATAACATAGTTACAGCCAAAAGACGTAGAAAAGAATTAAAGCGAAGAGAACACGTAGCTATTCTAAAAGCTGCTTATAAAAAATCCTCAGAGATTTCTAGGCAATTAGAAAAGATTAGATACCGTCAAGTGAAAGCAGCCAGAGCACAAGCATGAAAGTAGCAATATTAAATGATACCCACTGCGGTGTCAGAAATTCAAGCGATATTTTTTTACAATACCAAGAAAGGTTTTATGAAGAAATATTTTTCCCTTATTTAAAAGAGCATGATATAAAGAATATCCTGCACTTAGGAGATTATTATGAGCACAGAAAATTCGTTAACTTTAAAGCACTCAATGCTAATCGTAAGCATTTTCTTGAGCCTATGCGTGATTCAGGTATTACCATGGATATTATACCCGGAAATCACGATGTATATTTTAAAAACACAAATGAACTTTGCTCACTTAAGGAGCTTTTAGGTTACTTTACATCCAATGTTAATATCATTATGGAACCAACCGTATTAGATTACGATGGTTTAGGAGTTGCTGTTATACCTTGGATAAATAATGCTAACTATGAACAATATACTAAATGGGCATTACAATGCAAAGCACCTATACTCGGAGCACATTTAGAATTAAAAGGTTTCGATATGATGGCAGGTATGCCTAATCCGCATGGTATGAATGCAGACGTATTCTCTAGATTTGAAATGGTTCTATCAGGACATTTCCATACAAAGTCTAGCCAAGAGAATGTACATTACTTAGGTTCACAAATGGAGTTTACCTGGGCAGATGTGGATGATCCAAAATATTTCCATATACTAGATACTGAGACAAGAGAGATTACTCCTGTTAGGAATCCAATCACTATGTTTAAAAAGATAGTATATGATGATAGTAAAACTGATTATAACGACGTAGATGTTAGTCAATATGAAAAGCATTTCCTTAAGTTAATAGTTTTAAAGAAAGACGATTTATACATGTTCGATAAGTTCATAGATAAATTACAGAGCATAGAAACATATGAATTAAAGATTGCAGAATCTTTTGAAGAGTATTTGGGAGAAAGCGTCGAAGACGAGAAAATATCCCTCGAAGATACAACACAACTTCTAGATTCGTATGTTGATGCAGTAGAAACAGATCTTGACAAAGATCATATAAAAATAGAATTAAGGAAACTGTATACTGAAGCACAGAATCTAGAGGTAGTATGATAAATTTTAAATCATGTAAGTGGGAAAACTTTCTTTCCACGGGTAATGACCCAATTGAAATCAAATTAGATAAATCCCCAACAACATTAATTGTAGGACAAAACGGAGCAGGTAAATCCACTTTACTTGATGCTTTATCCTTTGCGTTGTTTAATAAACCCCATAGAGATATAAACAAAAACCAATTAATCAATAGTATTAATGGAAAGAAAACTGTGGTGGAAGTAGAATTTTCTATAGGTAACCAAGACTTTAGAGTTGTTCGTGGTATTAAACCAGCACGTTTTGAAATATGGCAAAACAATAATATGATTAATCAAGCAGCTAATGCTAGGGATTTTCAAAAGTTCTTAGAACAAAACATATTAAAGCTTAACCATAAATCATTTCACCAAGTGGTTGTATTAGGATCTAGTTCTTTTATTCCTTTTATGCAATTACCAGCTTGGTCCCGTAGATCAGTTATAGAAGACTTATTAGATATTAATATATTTTCTAAGATGAATACATTATTAAAAGAACGTAACTCCAAAATAAAAGATGAGTTAGTTGATATTAACCATAGGATAGAATTAGTTAAAACAAAGATAACTGGACAAAGTAAGTACATTAAAGATCTACAATCTCTTAACCAAGATCAAATAGAAAAGAAACAAGATTCTATAAAGGTGCATAAAACAGAGATAAAAGAAACCTTCGAAGAAAGTAAAACTCTAGGAAAGAATTTAGAGACCATGTTAAAAGTGGAGGATAAACGGTATAAAACAAACAACGAAGAAATGTCTAATTTAAGGTCCCATGACCTCCAGCATACCGCAAAGATTAAAGATCTAGTAAGCCAAGCAAGGTTTTATGAAGATAATGACCACTGCCCAACCTGTGATCAGGATATAGGACAAGATCTAAAAGATACAAAGATAGAAGATATTAAAAAGTCTGCAGCAGATGTTCAGCAAGAAAAGCTATTACTTACTAAAGAAATGGAAGATACTAAAGCAGAGATACAAGATGTCCAAAATAAAATTAATCAGCTAAGGCAGAAACAAACAAAGATTAATTCTAACAATGAAAAGATAACTGTATTACAAAAAGAAATAGATCGTATACAGAAAGAGATTAATCAATTAAGCAGCGCCACAGGTGATGTATCTAAAGCTAAGAAAGAACTAAATAGTGCTAGAAAATCAAGAGAAGATCTAACAGAAAAGAAATTAGAGTATGTAGAAGAAAGAACATACAATGAAGTTATTGGGGAAATGCTTAAAGACACAGGTATTAAAACTAAAGTCATTAAGCAGTATCTCCCTGTTATGAATAGGTTAATCAATAGCTATCTACAAATCTTAGACTTCTTTGTGGCATTCCATTTAGATGAAAACTTTAATGAGACAATTCGATCTAGGCACAGAGATAGTTTTAACTATAGTTCTTTTTCTGAAGGTGAGAAACAAAGAATAGATTTAAGTTTATTATTTACTTGGAGACAAATAGCTAAGTTAAAGAATAGCGCAGCTACTAACTTACTGGTCCTCGATGAAACATTCGATAGTTCATTAGACCATGATGGTATAGAAAGCTTAACTAAAATACTATCTACATTAGAAGATGGGACCAACGTATTCATTATATCTCACAAAGGTGACATACTTGAAAATAAGTTCCGCTCTAAGATAGAATTCTTTAAACAAAAGAATTTCAGTAAAATTAAGTAAAAACGGACTCACTAGAGTGCGTCTAAGCGATTTTAATGAGGGGGTCCTTAGTGTTAGTATGCCCCCTAAAACGCCCAATATTGGGCATATTTAAAAAGTTTCGTCACAATCTCGTGAACTTTTGCATTTAGGGGTATACATTTGATTAAATCCGCGGTATAATACACACATCATTTAAAATAATAAGGAGTTAATATGATATACCAACCAATCTCAGAATCAAAATCAGGATTCTCATACACGAATCCAACTAAGATTAAAGAACATTTTAATAAACTAGGATATAGATTAATGCCAGTCGTAGGTAAAACAGACAAGTTCTGGATTACAGGAAAAACTGAAGATGGCAAATTTTATGACTTTATCTCAGGCCCAAAATACTACCAACTAGTTATCGAAAGATTTGGTTTCGGTATCTCAGCTCCAGGCGATCTTAACGGATGGCAATTTGCTAGAGAAATTCAACAATCTATTAAAAAGGCTGCTTAATGTTACAATCATCTATATTACCAAAGCTATTAGCTAAAGAAGATATCACTATTAGACATGGTAACTATCATACTGCCTGGTTCGATGTAAAAAACAGGGTCCTAGGTTTACCTAATTGGAAAGATATGGGTAAAGATGTTTATGACCTATTATGTGGTCACGAAGTTGGGCATGCATTATTTACACCAGAGTCTGGATGGCACGATAGCCCAGAAAAATTAAAAGGTGCACCAAGATCTTACTTAAATGTTATCGAAGATGCTAGAATAGAAAGAGAAATTAGAAATACATATCCTGGCTTAATCGCAGCTATGCAGCGTGGTTATAAAGAATTACTTAAAAAAGATTTCTTTGGTGATTTAGAATTTATAGAGTGGGAAGAAACTAAGCTTATTGATAAGATCAACCTTAAAACAAAATTAGGTTCTATGATAGATGTACCATTTAACTCAGAAGAAAAAGTCTTCCTAGATAGAGCTTATGCTAACAAAACTTGGGACGAAGTGGTTCAATTAGCTAAAGACATACTAAAGTATACCCAAGAGAATCAAGAAGATTTACTTAAGCCTCAAGAACTTCCTCAAGCAGTTCAAGACCTTATAGATCAGATCGAGGAGAAAGAAGAACAACAGCAGGAAGAACAAGATCAGGGCCCACAACAAGGTCATGATGATTACCCAGCAGACCAAGAAGAAAAAGAAGAAGAAGCTCCAGCGTCGGAAGAAGGCGAGCAACAAATGGAAACTCAGGCTTCAGAAGAAAAAGAGGAAGAAACATTAGAAGATCTACAAGAAAAATTAGAACAGCTCGCATCTCAGCCAGAGCATCAGCCAGACGCAGATGTTTCAGAAACAGACGAAGCATACAGAGCTAAAGAAGAAAGCCTATTAGACAAAGGCGATGATAATCGCGGCGTTACTATTATGAACGAGCTTAGACCTTTTCACCTAGATAATGTTGTTATTCCTTTTAAGCAATTACAAGAAGAAAGAAAACTAGCTGGTTACGAAGAAAACGCAGACGAAGACTTTAAAAAATATATTAAAGAAACAAAAAGATCTGTTAACTTTGCGGTTAAAGAATTCGAACAAAGAAAAGCTGCTTATAGGTATACAAGAGCAACAACTGCTAAAACTGGCAGACTAGACGTTGGCAAGCTTTGGTCCTACAAAACTTCAGAAGATATATTTTCCCAGGTTACTACATTGGCAGATGCTAAAAATCACGGTATGATTATGCTCGTAGATTATTCAGGTTCTATGTCTAGTTCAATGAGATATGTTATGGATCAGCTTTTACATATGGTTCACTTCTGTAAAGCAATTAATATTCCATTTGATGTTTATGGTTTTACTACAAATAGCAGAGTATTTAACTATGACAATGAAGAGTTTAATAGCCAGATACAAGATGGTGATATAGATATGCAAGGTCTTTCTATGCCATTAGTTTGTTCTTCTAGGTTTAATAAAAAAGATTTCACATCGTCAATACTTCACATGTACAAAAGATCAACAAGAAATGACTATTGGTCTTCAGACGCTGCGTTAGCAAAATCAGAAGAATATGGTTCAACACCATTAGATCAAGCACTTATAGTTTCACATTCTCTTATTAAAGAATTCAAACTAAAGCACGGTGTAGAAAAAATGAACCTATGTGTTTTCTCAGATGGAGATGCAAACACTATGCATGCTGTACAAGATCGTAAACTAGAAGATAAAAAGATTTCAAACGAAAGATACTCTTCAGAAAGAATAGCAATCATTAATAAAAGAAAAGTTAAATTAGGTAACTACAGAGCTACAGATAGTCTTTTGTTAAATATATCTAAAAGCTTAAATACAAAGACTATGGGATTCTTTATGGCAGATGATGCTCATCATTGGAGACAAAGAGTTGGTAGATTATCAGACTACTGTGACCAAGGTCTCTGGAATGATTCATTCAGAAAAGAATGTAACAAAGAATACAATAAGAATAAGTGCGTACATAAAACAAACGCTTTTGGATATGATAACTACTACCTGCTAAAAGGTGGTAAAAACTTATCTGCTCAGAATGGTGAATTCGAAGAAAGAGTGACAGAAGATATGTCAGATGCACAAATCAGAACAGCGTTCAGAAAATTCAGTAAGGGTAAGAAAACAAACAAAGTCCTGATGACATCAATCGGTCAAGCAGTTGCTTAATACCCCTACGTCACAATTTCGTGAACTTTTCAAATTAGGGGTTTACATCCCCTCAAAAATACGGTATAATATACATATAATTTCAAAAAGATAAGGAGTCTATATAATGAAAGAAATGAGAATATCAACACAAAGAATCTTAGAAGAAATCTCTACTAAGTTTCCTGGCCAAACGGATTTCCGTAGAGCCATAATCGAAGACGTGGCAAAGTCCATGGGTTTCACAGCTAAGGATTTTTATCCTTTATTAAACGCAGATAGAAGGGTCAAAATTGGCACTTACTCTCTCGATGGTTTATTACCAGAACCAGCTCAAGCAGCTCCTGTAGATCAGGTCCCAGCTACTGCGGCTCAAATGCAATCTATTACAAGCGATGAAAGAACTTTCGCTTCAGTAGATCCTACATTCGTCCCATGGGGTTCTTTCAAAGACGTTACCCAGATTATTAAATCTGAAATGTTTTATCCTACTTACGTTTCTGGTTTATCTGGAAATGGTAAAACATTTATGATCGAGCAAGCATGTGCTAAACTCGGTAAAGAATTTATTAGAGTTCAAATCAATCCAGAAACGGATGAAGATGATTTACTTGGTGGATTTAGATTGATCAATGGCGAAACAGTATTCGCTAAAGGTCCAGTTCTAAAAGCTATGGAATCCGGCGCGGTTCTTTTACTCGACGAGATCGATAGAGCTACTAACAAGATCATGTGTCTTCAAGGTATCTTAGAAGGTAAACCAGTCCTAGTTAAAAAGACTGGCGAAACAATTATACCTAAAAAAGGTTTCAACGTATTCGCTACTGCTAATACTAAAGGCAAAGGTTCAGATGATGGCAGATTTACAGCAGCTAGTATCTTAGATGATGCTTTCTTAGAAAGATTTACTATCTCAGTAGATATGCAATTCCCTTCAATGGCTATCGAAAAAAGAATTCTAAATAAACATATGGATAAATTCGATGTTCAAGACTCAGAGTTTGTAACCAAGCTTGTTACTTGGGCAGATATTATCCGTAAAACATTTTACGATGATGGCGTAGACGAAGTTATTTCTACTAGAAGACTTTGCCACGTTGTCCAAACATTCTCGATCTTTAAAGACAAAATGAAATCAATCGATCTTTGTATTTCTAGATTCGACGAAGATACAAAAATAGCTTTCTTGGATCTCTACACCAAAGTGGATTCAGGGGCTCAACTAGATTATGACCAACCAGAAGTAGAAGAGGTTGGTGAGGATGAAAACTATGACTACTAAACAACCTGATTATAAGTTTAACGAAGGAGCTCTAATTGCAGAGCTCAAGGATTATATTGATTCCACTTATGGTGGACATTATTCCAAAAACAAATTTCAATCAACAGAATTTATCTCTGACTGCGGTCATGGTATAGGTTTTGCTATTGGGAACATACTTAAATATGCACAGAGATACGGTCGTAAAGGCCATAGGATCGATCATAGAAAAGATCTTATGAAAGTATTACACTATGCATTAATCGCTCTTAGCGAACACGACAGGGATATAAAATGAAAAAGATACCACCAATTTGGTCATCAGCATCTAAATGGTTTATACCATTCCATATTTGTATAATGATATTAACATTTTTAATTGTTCTACTTATTTCTATTGAGATAGAAGCTTCAGATGAAAATGGAGATCGCTATTGTTTAGCACAGAACATTTATTTTGAAGCTGCTAATCAACCAGAAGCAGGCAGAATGGCAGTTGCCCACGTAGTTTTAAATAGAGCTCAAGATGGACAATTCCCAGATACAATTTGCGCTGTTGTTTACCAAGCCAAGTATAAAGAAAACTGGAAAGGTAATATGATGCCCATTAGAAACAAATGCCAATTTAGTTGGTTCTGTGATGGTAAATCAGATGAACCTACAGATAGTGTTACGTGGATGGAGTCAATTAAATTAGCTGGCTTTATCTTAAATGGTACATATCCAGATATTACAGAAGGAGCTTTATGGTATCATACTACTAGAGTTGATCCTTACTGGAATGACTACCTCGAATCAACCGTGATTATTAACGATCACATTTTTTACAAATAGTGATTTACTTTTGTCACGAACTATGGTATAATGGTACCATTAAATAAAAAAGGAATATATAATGCAATTATCCAATGATACAGTAGAGGTCCTAAAAAACTTCTCAACAATAAACCCAAACCTGGTAATCGAACCAGGACAAAAGATACAAACAATATCTGAATCTAAAACCGTAATGGCTAAGGCAGAAATCGTGGAAGACTTTCCCAATGAAATTGGGGTATATGATCTAAATGAATTTCTTTCTGTACTTAACTTAATTGAATCACCATCGTTAGATTTCAAAGACAAATATCTAACTGTTAGCGGTGGTAGCAGCGTAGCTCAGCAAGTACAATACTTTTATTCAAACACTGAAATACTTACTACACCACAAAAAGATATTAATATGCCAGAGGTAGATGTTGGCGTTACTTTATCAGAAGATATATTAGCTAAATTAAAACAAGCATCGTCTGTATTAGGACATACAGATCTTAGCTTAGTCGGTAAAGATGGTTCAGTCGAAGCTGTTATCTTTGATCAAAAAGATTCAACAAGCAATACCTTTACTTTAAATGTCCAATCAGATAACCAAGTAACAAACAACTTTAATTTTGATTTTAATATTGGTAACCTAAAATTAATCACAGGTGATTACTTTGTATCGTTATCATCTAAGAAAATATCACATTGGCAGAACTTAAACTTCCCAGTGGAATATTTTGTTGCTTTAGAGCAATCAACAAGTTTTTAATGTATAAATATATGCATGAAAAGAATTCTCCATTTAATTATGGAGATAATGGTGGAGGTGCGAATAATCGGCCTCTCAAATTAGTCTACTTTGCAAAGGAGAAATAATATGTCAGACGCAGTAGAAAATCAAGCAGCAGAGCCTGTACAACTCTCGCTAGCGGATATCCAAACTTTCGTATCAATAATTGATATTTGTTCGAAAAGAGGAGCATTCGAAGGCGCAGAACTTGAATCTGTTGGCGCACTAAGAGGTAAAACTGTTAAGTTCCTCGAAGCTAGCCAACCAGCAGCAGAAGATGCACCTGAGGCAGAAGCCGAAGAAGAGTCATCAGACGAAAGCTAAGCTTGACAAAAGCCTATTGCGGGAGGGTCAAATCCCGCTAACCTTAATTAGGATTATATAATGGATAAAAATGAAAAACAAGAGCTAATCACAGCTCTAAAAAATGGTACCGTTCAGGTAACATTTCAAAAGGTAAACTCAGATGAAATTAGAGTTATGCCTTGTACTCTTAACCCGCTTGTATTAGAAGCACACAATGTTAAGCCAACAATTGGTGGGATAACATCTGATTCAGATCAAATACCTGCCTGGTCTTTAGACAAACAGGCTTGGCGTTCTTTTATTGCTGATACAGTATTAGGTTGGGAAGTACTATGAATGAATTCTTATGGGTCGAGAAATATCGACCACAAATTATTGCAGATGTAATACTGCCTTCCCATATAAAAGCTACATTCGAGGATATTGTTAACGGAGGTGAACTACACAATATGCTTCTAACCGGCACGGCTGGTCTGGGAAAAACAACTGTAGCAAAGGCACTATGCAATGAATTAGATTTAGATTACCTGCTGATTAATGGATCAGAAGAAGGTAATATAGACACACTTAGAAATAAGATTAAACAATTTGCCAGCACCGTAAGCTTACAGGGTGGATACAAGGTGGTGATTTTAGATGAAGCAGATTATCTAAACCCCCAGTCCACCCAACCAGCACTAAGAGGTTTCATAGAAGAATTCTCAGGCAACTGCAGGTTTATACTTACTTGTAATTTTAAAAATAGAATTATAGAACCACTACACTCCAGGTGTTCGGTTATAGAATTCAATATAGCTAAAAAGGACATGCCTCCTCTACTTTCTGATTTTATGAAAAGAGTAGAATATATTCTAAAAGCTGAAGGTATAGAATACGATCCTCAGGTAATTGCTGATCTTATTATGAAACATATGCCAGACTGGCGTAGAGTCCTAAACGAATTACAACGTTATAGCACCAGCGGTAGTATAGATACGGGCATACTAGTGAGCGTTAGCGAGACTTCTATTAATGATCTAATGCTTCATATTAAACATAAAGACTTTAAGCGTATGCGTCAATGGGTCGCAGACAATATGGATACGGAACCAGCTTCTATATTTAGAAAGATATATGATAACATGTATGACTATATTGATCCTAAATCTATACCCCAGTTAGTTCTTATATTAGCTGATTATCAATACAAGAATGCATTTGTGGCAGACCACGAACTAAATCTTGTAGCTTGTTTAACTGAAATTATGGCAGGAATAGAAATCAAATGACAAAAGATGTGCAAATAAAAGTATTACAAGATAACGTTTTAGAATTGCAAGGTCAATTAGCTGCAGCACAAAAAAGAATTAAAGAGCTAAATGAAGAAGTTACCAAGATGAAACCTTACGAAGAGATGTATGATAGGATTATGAAAAAAGGATTAGATCTATGAACCCGTTTGATTTTATAAATGCTATTAACTTTACTAAGAAGAATCTAATAGTAGATGAAGAGACAGAGAAAGCATACCAACCTTTTCTAGTAAATAGAACACTATCCCATTTTAGAGATACAGTTCTATATGCTAATGAGATGAACTTAAATCACCACTTAGATAGCACGCTTCAGAATCAATTTTATATAAATATAATAAGAAAGAAGAAAAGATTTTCGAAATGGGTTAAACCATCGGAGGTCGAAAGTTTGGAAGTGATTAAAGAAAATTATGGATATAGTAATGAAAAAGCAAAATCAGTATTATCCCTCCTCACTCCGGATCAGATTGAACAATTGAAACATAGGATTTATAAAGGTGGAAAAAGAAAATAATGAAATAAAAGAATGGGTTCCAGCAGACATGCTAGAAGTATCTCTTAATGAACCAGACGATTTTCTCAAGATAAGAGAAACATTAACACGTATCGGTGTTGCATCACGCAAAGACCAAAAGCTATATCAATCATGCCATATCTTACATAAGCAAGGCAGATATTTTATAGTACATTTTAAAGAACTATTTCTGTTAGATGGCAAACCGTCTAACTTAATTGAAAATGATATACAGCGTAGGAATACAATTTCTACTTTGTTATCAGACTGGGGATTGGTTTCAATGTTGAAGCCAGACCTAGCAAAGGACACAGCTCCGCTCAGGCAAATAAAGGTAATACCTTTTAAAGAAAAATCTCAGTGGGAACTATGTCCGAAGTATAATATTGGAAATACTAAACAGGATTAGGTCATTAGTTTAATGACTTTGTTTAACCTACCAGATTTCATAAATTTGTGAAATTGTTTATATAATTTTTTCATTTATACTATTATTTATACAACTAGATAGAATGGTCGTATAAATATAATCGAAGAATGCGGTATTGGACCGGTTCTCATAACCTTGCTATATATAGGAGGAAAACATTATGGTAAGAAGTAACTTGAACGTACCACGTTCACTATTCGTTGGTTTTGACGGATTGTTTGAAGACTTAGAAAGGATTCACAATTCAGCTAGAACTGGAACTGATAACTACCCACCACATAACATTGTAAGAGTCGATGATGAAAATTTCATTATAGAACTCGCAGTGGCTGGATTCAGTATGGATGATCTCGATGTTGAGGTCAAAGATGGAATCTTAAAGGTGAAAGGTAATACCGGTGACGATGAAAGATCGTATGCGTATAAAGGTATCTCATCCCGCAAATTTGAGAAGAGCTTCCGACTCTCTGAATTTGTCGTAATAGATGGGGCTGACCTTAAGGATGGAATTCTCGTGGTGAATGCCAGAGTAGAAATCCCAGAGGAACAGCGTCCAAGGAAGATCGAAATAGGGTCTACTGGGACATCAAAGAAGAAAACTGTACTGAAAGGTTAAGTTCAATTAGCGAAACCTGGTAGGTTATAATAATAATTTACCGGAGATTAATCATGACACAATTAAAAGCTTACATCGCTGATAATCATGACATCGTTAGGGCCTTAAAAGATATATTAATCACCTTTGCAGTTGCATTGGTCTGTGTTGGTACAGCACCAGCATTGATTTGGTTAAGTGTATTATCTTATTAAGCCTGATCGACATCACAACTCATGCGGGGGGTAGGAAACTACCCCACCGTTCCTGACTGAAAAAAAAGGTTTACAAACCTTCTAAATTATGGTATAATAGACACATTATGCAATTTTATACAAACATCTCTCGCTATGGCAATATGCTGCTATATCGTGGCATAGAAAACGGCAAGAGAGTACAAAAGAAAATAAAATACAAGCCCACCTTATTCGTGGCAACCACCAAAGCAACCAAATGGAAATCCCTTGATGGATATGCTGTTGCTCCCTTACAATTCGAATCCATGCGCGAGGCTAAAGATTGGGTAAAAGAAAACCAATACGTAGCAGGCAGAAAGATCTTTGGTAATACCAGGCACACCGCAGCTCTTACAAACGAACTATTCCCTGGTACGATAGAATTCGATAGATCTAAAATTAACGTAACCACTATCGATATAGAAGTTCAGTCCGATAATGGATTCCCAGAACCAAAAGAAGCTGCTAGAACCGTAACAGCCATCTGTCTTAAAAACAATATCGATAATACATATTATGTCTGGGGCTTAGGCGACTATAACGTAGAACAATCGCTTATGAAAACCAACCGTGTGATCTACAAAAAATGCACAGACGAAAAAGAACTACTCATAGATTTTATTAACCACTGGTCTACACCTTCGCATACGCCCGATGTTATTACTGGCTGGAACTCTAAGTTCTTCGATATACCTTACCTTGTAAATAGAATCGTTAGGGTATTCGGCCCAGACCTTGGTATGCAAAACGTTAAAAAGCTATCTCCTTGGGGCATGGTCGACGAAAGAGAAGTTAGAATCGGTTACAAATCCCAGAACAAAAACCAAACATATGATTTCCACGGCATATCCCATATGGATTATATGGAAGTATTCAAAAAGTTTGGCTATGCATATGGCCAGCAGGAATCATATTCACTAAACAATATTGCTCACGTAGTACTTGGCGAAGCTAAACTATCCTATGAAGAACATGGTTCTCTATATGATCTATATAAAGCCGATCACCAAAAGTTTATCGATTATAATATCAAAGATGTAGAATTGGTAGATCGCTTCGAAGATAAAATGGGTCTAATTACCCTTGCCCTTACTATGGCATATCGTGGCGGTGTTAACTATACAGATACATTTGGCACTACTGCAATATGGGATTCTATTATCTTCCGTGATCTATACCAAGATAATATTATCGTACCATTCCCAGTCGACCAACAAAAAGGTGATTATCCTGGCGGCTATGTAAAAGAACCACAAGTTGGCATGCACGATCATGTAGTTAGTTTCGATCTAAACTCTCTATACCCATCGCTTATTATGCAATACAATATGTCACCAGAAACAATCATAGATCAAAATACTCCTGGCATGGATGTAGATAAAGTATTGGATATGAAATCCATACAAAGATCCCCAGACGAATGCATAGCAGTTGGCGGCCAACACTTCAGAACAGATGTCCAAGGTGTATTACCTAAGATCATCGAAGAGATGTACACTGAACGGGTAGACGTTAAAAAAGCTATGATTAAAGCCCAAAAAGATCTGCAGAAGGTAGACAAAAGTGACAAACAAGAACTATACAGAATACAAAAAGAAATATCGCTCAACGAGAATAGACAAATGGCAATTAAGATTCTTCTTAATAGTCTTTACGGTGCTCTCGGTAATCGTTATTTCCGATTCTTCGACCAAAGAGTCGCAGAAGCAATCACCCTGTCAGGCCAAGCCATTATCAGATGGGGTGAAAATGCAGCCAATGATTACCTAAACAAGGCCCTTAAAACATCCACAGACTACGTCTTAGCAATCGATACCGACAGCTTATATATTGGGTTAGGTCCTTTAGTTAAACAAGTTAATCCGCCTAATCCTATAGACTTCCTAGACAAAGTCGGCAAAGAAGCTATAGAACCTGTCTTTATAGAAGCATACGATAAGTTCTATAAACTATTTGGCGGCTATGCTAACAAGATGGTAATGTCCAGAGAGGTTATAGCAGATCGTGGCATATACTTGGCCAAGAAAAGATACATTCTAAATGTTATCGATAACGAAGGTGTTAGATATGCTACACCTAAAATCAAAACAACTGGCGTAGAAGCTAATAAAAGTTCTACCCCCGAGCCGTGCAGAGAAGCTCTAAAAGAAATGTTTAAGCTAATTATATCTTCTGATGAAGCTACTGTCCAAGCGGCAGTACAACAATTCAAAGATTATTACTTTACTCTTAGACCAGATCAGATTGCTTTTCCCCGTGGCGCAAACAATATAACCGGCTGCATAGAAAGACGTACATATAGAAACCAGGCAGGAGAACAAGTTACAGTAGAAAATTACAAGAAAGGTACGCCCATCCACGTGCGTGCGTCGCTCGCGTACAACTGGCTAAGAAAAGATCTGGATCTAAAGCAATACCCAGAACTTAGAAATGGCGACAAGATTAAATTCTTATACCTTAAGCCAGGTAAATTCACCCAGAACGTAATTGCTTTCCCAGACTTTCTCCCAAAAGAATTTAACTTAGAACAGCATATCGATAAGGAATTACAATTCCAAAAAACATTTACCGATGCAATAGAACCAATTCTAAATGCTATTGGGTGGACATCAGTCAAAGTTAATTCACTGGAGGATTTCTTTGGGTAAGAGTGCACCAACAATATTTCAAGCTTCAAGCAACGTATCTTGGAGAGCTGCTTATGATGGCCGTAATAGATGGAAATATGGAAAGAATAATTATAAACAAAAGGTTACGTATGAGGGAAAAGAAATTACCCTTGAAGAACTTAAACTAAGGCCAAAACAAATATTTAAGATATGAAAAGTGCATGGAGACTATGGGCAAAAGCCATAGGTGAGAAAGAAGGAACAACAGATAGAGAAGCAGATAAGATAGCTATAATAAGAAGTATTATTGTATTAGTTAATTTTATTACATGCTTTGTTATTGTAGCAGGAAACATCCACAATTGGTAATGAAGATAATATACGTAGGAACTAAACCAGGTAATTTCCCACCAGATAGATCGCTGACTATTCGTAGAATAACTAAATGGTCAGAGCAGGCTGGGGTACAAGATTGGGATTGGACCAATCTATCAGATAACAATATGTTAGAAAAGATTAAAGGTTGTAAAGTAATAGCTATGGGTAATGAAGTTCATAATTACTTTACAAAGAATAAAATAGAACACTTAAAGGTTCCACATCCATCTGGATTGAACCGAATGTGGAATAACCCAGAACTAGAACCTTTGGTAATAGATCAAATTAGGGGTTTACATTTAAATGAAACTATGGTATAATATACCACTATACGGAGAAATATATGAAAAATATACAACTAGTTAGGCTTACGTCAGGCGAAGAAATAATCGCTGATGTAGATCTAAATGGTATCGATACTGATACTGTAATATTAAAAGATGGTATTGTTCTAATCCCAGCCGGCGAAGGCAAGATTGGATTTATGCCTTTTATGCCATACACAGAAGCTAAAGATGGATTAGAAATTGATCTTAAGTTTATTATGTTTATGGTCGAACCAAACAAACAATTAGTAGAACAACATAGACAAGCTACATCAGAGATACAAATAGCATCTCCGGGTATCGTAACATGAGCCAAAACTGGGTAAAAGATATTAATGAAATGCAAGCTAAGTATGGCGTGCACGATTGGATTGAAAATGCAGACAAAGATAAGCTAAGACATTATTTAACTTTTAGAGTAGATTTCCTAAGAGAAGAGTTAGATGAAACAGAAGCTGCTATGGTAAACATGGATGCTGAAGAAATCGTAGATGGTTTAATTGATCTATGTGTTGTTGCAATAGGAACATTGGATGCTTTTGGAGTTGATCCGTATAAAGCATGGGACGAAGTCCTAAAAGCAAATATGAATAAAAGAGTTGGTGTAAAAGAAGGTAGACCTAATCCATTAGGATTACCTGATCTTATGAAACCTGCAGATTGGAAAGCACCATCTCACGAGGGAAACTATGGTAAGCTGCACAATATTTAATTCTATCTATGATAATAAAACGAATAAAAGAATGGACTACGAAACCTTCGAAGAGTTCGAATCAGTCCTCATCGGACTCCATAAATCTGACAAGTACTCTAAGAAATCTGAAGCTCCTCTTATCAGTCCTGCTACATATATCCCTGATACTACTCGTGCTAACGACAACGTGGTTAGTTGGGGCGGTTTTGGTATTCTCGATGTGGATGATTTTGTAGGAGATTTAAATGAAATTGAAAAACATTATGAACAATATCGTTATTTCTGCTATAGCACCGCTTCTAGCAGTATTGATAACCCTAAATTTAGGCTTGTTTTTCCTCTCACTCATTGGGTAGAAAAAGAAAATATTAAACACTTTTGGTTTGCTATCAATAAAGAAATTGGCGATATAGCAGATGCACAAACAAAAGATCTAAGCAGAATGTACTATGTTCCATCCCAATATAAAGATGCAAACAACTTTTGCTTTTCACACGATGGTGATATAATGGACCCAGCGGAACTTATGTCTAAACATCCCTATGTAAATCCAGCAGAAACCTTCTTTGATAAATTGCCCGATGCAATTAAGAATGGTTTAATCGAACATAGAAAATCACAATTAATTAATACAGATTATAAATGGACATCATATGCTGATTGTCCTTTCGTTAACAAAAAACAGGTACAAGAATACAAAGGTATATCTGGTACTGGCTGGTATTTAAAAATGTACCAGATAATGGTTTCAACAGCTGGCAATGCAATGCAACGCGGCTATCCTATTACCTCAACAGAAATAGCACATATCTGCAGATCTCTAGATATGGACACAGGTAATTGGTATGAGAAAAGAGATTTAGAAACAGAAGCAAATCGAGCAATTGAATTTGTATTTAAAAATAATATATGAAAAATGGGGCTGTAGCTCAGTTGGGAGAGCGCCACGTTTGCAACGTGGATGTCGTGGGTTCGAACCCCTCCAGCTCCACCATTTAGGAGAATAATATGGGAATCCAAGTATTAGGTAACAATGTTTTAGTTGCCGAAACAGAAAAAGAAGAAACTTCAACAGGTGGAATTATACTTACCGAAGCTATTGACAAAGGTAATAAACCTGGATTGGTATTAGCAGTTGGTGATGAAGTAGTTCAGATACAACCTGGCCAAAGAGTATTTTTAAAATGGGCAGAAGCTATGCCAGTCAATGTTGAAGGTCAAGCTGCAGTATTAATCGATCAAGAGCATATTAAAGCAATAATAAGCTAATGGAAAAATTAATAGAATATATTAATACCTTAGACTTAGTAGTCACAAAGGAAATGGTTGAAAGACATGATGAAGAATATGATACATTTAAAAAAGGATATTCAAATCGTGCTAATCTAGATTCTGAATACCTAGAAGATCTGGTTATAGACAATGTTGAAGGTGCAGAAAGAATAGAAGGTAAGGATAGATATTTTGCTGATATTAAATATAAAGGAATGGTAATTGACTTTAAAGAAATAGCTTCCTTATGGTATAATCTACAACATGACTATATAAGATATATGGATGCAAACCGTAAAGGTAAGCTAACACATTTCTTATTCTTTAAAAGCAATAGATTAAGATATGAAAACAATTTGCCAGATGTTATACCAGAAGGCTTTGAATTGAGATTTGAATTTTTAGGTATTTACGATGTAGATACCGTTATGAGTGGGTTGGATAAAAACATGACCCGAGTGAACGTATATAATTTAGGAGATAATTATGGCAGGCGAATCGACTATTAAGAAAGTTGGTATTATTCTT